CAAACAGAGACTTCCGTGGCGCATGGTCACTGTCAGGCACTGTAATTAGTGAAGACTTGGACAAAGCCAAAGAAATATTCAAGGACAAAATCCGTGAGGTGCGTGGCCCACTGCTTGATGCAGAGGACGTTGTGTATATGAAGGCTATGGAGGCTGATGACGCATCTGCCAAGACAGCTTCTGTAACAAAGAAGAACGCTCTGCGTGACGCACCAGCCGCATCTGCTATTACAAACGCAACAGACATTGCAGGTCTGAAAGCAGCGTGGGATTCAGACCTGCTTGGTGAAAGCCCATACGCATAATGAAACCTGATGACGTCATCATAGCAACGGGCGGTGTGTCGGCTCCGCTGTGGCTGCCCACCTTGAATATGTGGGTTACGTTAGTGCTTGGCGTATTGTCAATTATTTATGTTGGTTGGAAACTTTGGCGTTTATATTGGGATAAATAATATGTTGCAAGCATTGATAGCACCGATAGCTAATATCGCTGGTTCATGGGTTGAGTCTAAAGTTGAAACACAGAAGGCTAAGGCTGCTGTTGCCAAGCGTGTTGCTGCTGGCGAACAGGAATGGAATCTTGAACAAGCAAAGAATTCATCATCAAGCTGGAAAGACGAGTGGCTAACAATTCTTGTAAGCATTCCATTGATATTAGCCTTCACTGGTAATGAAGACATTGTTGAGCGTGGATTTGCTGCACTTGACACGATGCCAGATTTTTATAAGACTGCGGTTGGCGTGGTATTTGCTGCGTCATTTGGGGTACAGCAGTTGACTAAGATGTTTAAAAAATGAATCAATCTAAATTTTTAGAACTTGTTGCCAAGCACGAAGGGCTGCGTCTTGAGATGTATCATGACACAGTGGGTGTGCCGACCATTGGTTATGGGCATAATATGATGATGCCTATATCAGCAGAAGCGGCAATGGTTATTCTTCAAGATGATGTTGAGATTGTATTTACAGAATTAGATGACCGTATGGATTGGTGGCGTGATTTGCCAGAGCCAGCACAAATGGTTATTGCATCTATGGTATTTAACATGGGCTGGCCTAGGTTTTCCCAATTCAAAAAGTTTATCGGGGCGTTGGAAGACCGCATGTGGGATAAAGCTGCACATGAAATGGAAGACTCACTTTGGTTTAATCAAGTAGGGAATCGTGGCAAGGAATTGCGTGACATGATGTTAGAATGTAATGGAAAAGAAAGCTGAAATTGAAGCGGCATACGATACATACGGTAACATTAGAGATGCGGCAAAATCATTAGGCATATCAAAGAGCGAGTTTCATCGCAGACTTAACGAAGTCAAGAACCAATCATACATTTTGCCAGAGATACCAGAAGATGATTTGCCTATTGAGGATATAGTTAATCATCTTCATAAACGATTTAAGCAACGCAAACACTTCAAAGAAGCTACACGTTGGTATAATATTGAGATGAAGTCCGATGATCCTATCGGGCTTTTGTGGTTAGGCGACCCACATATTGATGACAATTACTGCGATTGGGATTCATTACGCTCTCATTTGTCCATAATAGCCTCACATACGCACATCTATGGCTGTTCGGTAGGTGACTACCAGAATAACTGGGTTGGTCGTCTAGGGCGATTGTACGGCGAACAGGACACATCCCATAAAACAGCGTGGAAGTTAGTCGAGTGGTTGATAGGCGAGATGAATCCGCTTGTTCTCATTGGCGGCAACCATGACATGTGGTCTGGCGCGGGAGACCCGTTGAAATGGATTGCGTCTGGTCACACCATTCGTGAAGATTGGGAGGCTAGAATCTGTTTGCGGTTTCCAAATGGAAGAGAGTGTAGAATACATGCGGCGCACGACATGGCTGGACACAGCCAATGGAATGCGCTTCATGCTCAGAATAAAATGGCTAGGTTCAAGGGTCACGCCGACTTGTACATTAGTGGTCACAGACATAACTGGGGCTTGGCGCAAATCGAGAACGTGGAAAAGAAAGCAACAGCTTGGCTTGCTCGCTGTCGAGGTTACAAATTCCATGACACTTATGCTATGGTCAAAGGATTTGATCAACAAAACTTTGGACAAGCTATTTTTCAAATCATTAATCCCCATTCAACGTCTCCGACAAACTGGACACATTGCTTTGTTGATCCACAGGAAGGGGCTGATTACTTAGACTATCTGCTATCGCTTCGGCAGTAACAGCAGCATAGCCTGCAATATCCACCCAACTATCTGTATGATGTGGTGCTTCCATAAGTCTAGCTATTTTGACAAGCATCATCATAATGCCTACGTCTTCAATTTTAAATTGATGGTCGGTGTAGCTTGACCATAAACTAGCGATGCGTTCAAAGTTTTCGCTTGGCTTGCCGTAGTTTTCACCACGTTCAGCAACTGCTTGAGCAGCGTATTCTAATATATCCTCCCTGTTCATACTTCTTTGACCTCAATGAAATGGATGTCACCTAGCACAGCAGTCTTTAGTTGTGCTGGGCTTTTAAATTTACGTAATTTGTTTTCGGTAATAAGTTTTGCTTCTGCTGTGTTTTGTGCGGAGAAGCAGAACTCAACGAAATGTTCAACGACAACGCCCACTTTATAGGGCGTTGCGTTGTATGGGTTTGCCGTTGTTGTGCGATCAGAACGGTATGTCATCATCCATTCCTACATCGCGCGGCACAATGGTGGACGGTGGCTGTTGTGCATCAGTTGGTGCATATATACTAAGTCCAAGATAGTCATTGCCAGCCTCTGATTTGTTTTTGTAGGCAGATATTTTCATGTTGCCAAACGAACCAGAATAGTTAGGCTTGCCTTCTGGAACTTGATCACCATTATCCCACAGCAATCCAAGCTCTACATATACGCCAAGTGTACGCTTGCCGTTGATTTCTTTTTTGAACAACACAACACGCGGATTGTGTGGGTCTTCAATTTTCTTTACCCAATCTTCGATATTAATTGAGCCAGAAAGAATAGGAACACCAAGACGTTCATCGTTTTCTTGCACAGGAAACGCTGACCCTTTGTTTAGTTTCATTTCATACGCCATATATACACTCCTTAAAATTCAGATGGCTTAGTTTCTGGGGTATTGTGCGGCATAGGTTCTTTCCAAACTTTTGGCTTTGCCGCTTCATTACCATCATCGTCTTCTGATGGCAGACCAAACGCGGCTTGCAAGCCATAGCGTTTGGCATAGGTAATACCTGACCCCATCTTTTGTGGATTAGATAAGTCAGGTGATACGATAGGTGTGCGGCTAGTCAAGACCTCACCGCTAACATGCATGACAACAGTCTTCACAAACATGCGACCAGTATCATCCATATCGATTAGTTGTGTAAAGGTTAGGCCATGCTGACCTGCTTTACGGCAAGCAGCAATCACTTCTTCCAACGTAGAATATGTTGAACGGAAGTGTGGGTTCTTGCCGTCTTTGCTGGCCTTCACTTCTTGCGCATGCCATGCAATAAACGCATCGGCAATGGATAGTTTTTTCTCTGCCATGTTACCTCCTAGTCAGAGTGGATTGTAATGCGACAAGCACCACGCTTGTCACGTTTGATAGTCAATAGGTCACAATAAACTTCACGCTCTGTGTCTTTTACCATTGACTTCAATTCTTTTTTAACAGCTTCATGTTCTTTAGCCTGTTGTGAATAGTTCACAAATCTGTGAGCCGCGTCCATAAATTGATTGTCTTTGCTTGCATCACGTTTGATAAGGCCATCAATCTTGACGTTAGACCAATCAATTTTGTTGGCATGATTCTGTACTGGTTCAACGTCAGACTCTACCATTTGCCAGAATTGATAGGCTTGTGTGCTGACATCTTTCCAATAGTCTTCTTCAAAATCTACTATGCAATATTCCCATAGATTACCAAAGATGACAGAGAACACAGCTTTCTGCAGCTCATGCACACGCATGTATAGATGTACTTGTGGTAGATATGCTTCCAACATATCAGACATGCTGCGGTAACTTGCTGTATGTTTGCACTCAACAATCATGGCTACGCCATCTTTGTCGTAAGCTATGCCATCTGCTCTTGCTTGATAAGGAACGCCAGATATTTTTTTGCGTATAATGTCAGGGCTTGGCACTACATCCCAGCCAGTACGCTTGGCAAGCCATTCCATGTTGAATGATTCTGTGCGAATACCAAGTTGTACATTGAACTCATCGCTCAGATTATCTGGTTGAGCGCGTCCAGTTTTGATATGCCATAAGGTATTCCAATCGCCACGCACGATTGAATACATATCGGAACCGCCGATAAAACCTTTTCTTTCCATGATAGACCTCCATCTATTTTGTATATATCACACCGCCTCTTGATAAGCAATGCATTTCTGCAACTCGTCACGCAACATGAATCTTGGGCGTGACTTCCAACCAATGCCACCATCGTTGATAAACTCTGACAGGCTAGGCCAAAACTTTACATTACGCTCAACATAACCAAGCGCATCAAGAACGATGTCGGCTGGGTATTGTTTGAGCTTGTCCGCCAATGCTTGTCGCTTGGCGGACAGAACTTTTGGCGAGAAGTCTTTGGGTATGGTGAGCAGTAAGGTCATGGCAGTGATGCGTTGGTCTAATTCTGAAATAGGTAATGGAACCAATGACTTAAGAACTAGCTCGTGCGCTTCATGCAGTTTGTGCAAGGGGCTGTTGCGATCAATGTGGTATGCTTTGATCTCATAGTCTTTGCTCAGTTTAACTTCTAACTGAACTAACGAACTCACCCCATCTTCGATCATGCTCGTCACTTGTAGAACCTTTGTGTCTGGACTGACCAGACGAGCTAGTGCCTTTTCTTGCATTGAACTCGACAGCGTTAAGGCACCACTTTGTATAGGCGGCGTCTGCGTTGGCAAGTCTAGCTCCTTTCGAGATATAGTGGTTGACAAATTTAATGACTTCAACGTCATGATTGACCTCTCCATTTTGTTTAAATGCAAGTGCGTTTATCTTCTTCATCAATTCAGCAGACGGCATCCAATCTTCGCTTAGTATATAAGTTAATGGTAAGTTAGTGTCTCCGTCTGAGACTACCCTGTCTCTGTGTGAGACTACCTTGTCTCCCTGTGAGACTAGTTGGTAGACTGTTGGTTTGCCAAACTGTGTGCGCTGCCGCACGATAAGATTGGCATCTTCAAGCGACTCTAGCTTTCTGCATACAGTTGCTCTAGACATCTGTGTCCGATTGGCAAGGGTCGAGATTGAAGGATAGCATTTGCCTGTCTTGTTGTCAGCAAAACTAGCAAGGCAAATCAATAATAATTTTGACAGGTTATCTGGACATGAAGCTTTGATAGCCCAGTTTGTATAGCTATATGTAGGTGGGGTCGTCATCATAGACCTCACCAAAGTCAGACCACTCCTGTTGCCAGTCTGGTTGACCGTCCTGTCTTAATTCTTCTTGATGTTGTTTTTCGCGCAGCTTATCACGCTTGTCTGGAACTACTTGATTTCGTGGCAGTTTCCAGTTTGGATTACGTTGTTTCATATTGACCTCCAATCTAAATATTAGCAACGTTGCTTGACAGAATCAAACACTTTAGGCAGATTATAATCAGCGCAAGATTGACCTCCCTTAGTGCGCATTATGTGCGTTGGCTAGGCTAACCTCCACCTAGCCAGCGCACAAATTTTTCAGCCAATGGATGTGATGCTTCAATGCATATAAAGTTTGGCCCAGTTTTTTGTTTAAGTAAATAAATATCTGCTGGTTGCTTTTGATGTGTCTTTGTTAAGAAAGAGAATCCGCGTCCTGTAGCTTGATATTTTGATTCGGCTACCAATCGTCCTTGCTCGGCGTCGATAGAGATATCGGACTTGAAGTCACCTCCCAGCGCGCCAGATAGCGGTTGCCGCCTCGCGTCGCAGCCTTTCTCCGTGAACCAGTTGCACCACCATCTTTCGTGGTAGCTGCCTTTGTTGCGGCTAGATGTTCCCATCCGTAATACTCCATACAGTTGTCGCACCAAGTAGAACCACTAGCCATGATAGAAAACCAGTGGCTTGTGCTGCCACAGTGGTCACACTTAGCTGGATTCCCCCTCTTGTCGACTAGTTTCTTTGATTTCGATTTGCGCTTCGAGCGCATCCAACCAGCAGACAAACATAAATCCTGACGGAACTCTTTTGTATTGTTCCCATTTGTGTATCAAAGATGCAGCACATCCAATGCGGTGCGCTAACTCTTCTTGACTATAGCCACGTTCATTGCGAATAGCTACAAGAGTTGTAACCAAATGTTGCCAGCTATTCGTATTCACTCTGGGTTTTGTGTAGTGTGTAAGTTCTGATCGCATCTTCAACTTTCATTGCTGTTGATAGACGCATCTCTTGACCACCCAGAGAACGATAGTATGTTGATGTAGGCACACCAGATAGTTTGAAGAAGTCAAGTAATCTCATCCCAGTTGGTGATGCCTGTTCGTTTAATTGTTCAAGATAAGTTTTCATAAAAAGATAAATACTTTAGTTGCACTAATGCGTCAAGGCCAGCCAGTATTGTGGGCTGGCTGGCCTTGCCGATGTTAGTCTATGACTATACGTATCTTGTCTTCAAGGAAGTCATGAAGATTGTCATTCATCCAAGATGTAATCTTGTCATCAAAATCATCATCCATAACTGCTTCAGCTACTTCACGAGATATGTTTTGTATTGCATCATCTACAGCAGCTGGCATATCAAGCATGGCTTGTGTTATTTCTTCGCGTATTATTTTACGCATAGCATCGGTAAACTTCTTTTCATCCAATGTAATTGCTGCATCAGTTATCATTTTATACTCCTCTTGCCAAAACAAATAGTGCGTCACGTAAGACTGCTGCTTCACGGCGGAATATTTTTGCCGCTTCTGTGTGCGAGTAGTCTTCTTCTTCATGCTCTTCGTCATGCCATTTGGCTTTGTTCTCAAGGGCAACAATCTCTTTGATTACAAGAGTCTGTATAAGCCCATGAGCTTTCGCCCATGACATGTCATCCGACGTGTTGATTTGTGCAGTATCCATCTCCGATTACCTCCATTTCTGCATCTGCTAGTCTTTCGTATTCTTCCATTGCATGCTTGATGAGATGGTTGAATGCTGGTGTGTCTTTGCCGACAATGCATTCGGCAACAGTCATGATTTCGTTGGGCCATAACTTGTTGCCAAGTGCTGTGCCAACCTTCACCAAATCAATGGTTGTTTGATGGTGCTTCTGCACTTGCAGGGCATCGAACATGCCCTGCTGTGCTGTAAGGTAGGTAGGTAAGGTCATGATGCCTCCTTGATTGTAAACAATGTAGGTTGCCCTTGTATCTTGATGCGCTCTACAATGAACCGTTCATCTTTATCAAACCGCCAGATTGTGCCTGATGCTGCCTTTTCTGTGCAGCTCCATATACCTTGCAGGGTTGGCAAGTTAACAGGGATATCGCCAGACATGAAGTCACGTAGTTGTTGCAACCGAGCAAGGTCTTTCTTGCCAGCAAGATATGTGCGTTTGATTGGCGAGAAAGTTAGTTGTTTAGTTTCATCTGGCTTTGTTGTTTTGGATGAAACGTCCAATGCTACACGAGTCAGAACTTTCATGACTTGCTCTAGTTGTTTGGTGATTGCAACTAGCTGATGC